AGACGACTGGTTTGATTTACTTGAAGAAGGTAATAAAATTTTAAAAGCTGGTCAAGACTTTTTTGAAGCAAATGAACTACCTGTTACTCCAGAAGAATTAGCAGATTTACTACAAAATGTCGATGTCGGAAAGTATACCGTACCTAAACTTAAAAGGTTGTTTGAAGATGCTGTAAAGGCTGGTATAGGTGTACCAATGGCTAAAAAAACTAAAGCACAATTTAAAAACTGGACTAAAGAAAATGTTCCAATACTTTATCAGGCAATGGTAGCACAAAGAAGACAGGATCAACAAACAGCAGAGTTTTTATGGAAAATAATAGGTAGTGAAAAAGAGTTAACACCTAAACAAATTAGAAATGCTACAAAAAAATATAATCCAGATCAAATGGAATTAAAGTTATTTTGGGAACAGTCAAGACCTAAAATGGGAATTAGTGATCGCTATACAAACTATGCTAGACTTATTAACGCTATAAAAGAAATAAGACAAGTTGACGCCCAGTACGGTAGGTTTGCATCTGAGATTGACTTTACCTTTGAACCCGGAATGGGCTTTAATGAATAATGAATAATACACTAACCTTGCTTAGGCAAGACTTTAAAATGTTTTTACAGGCACTCTGGCATGAGCTAGGGTTGCCTGCACCTACGAGGGCACAATAT